TACTATAATTAACAATATTTTTTATGACTGGCCAAGTGGTTGGGCTATACAAGATGGAAATTATGGTAATGAAGATGGATGGAAAATAGTTAATAATACTTTTTATGGTAACACTTCACCTATAACAGAAGGAGCACTTCGTTTTTGGAATAGCTATTCTACAAATCATGATTGGTATATTGAAAATAATATATTCCAGGATGTAGATACATATGCAGTATACAATAGTGCAGTAGGCAACTATACAAATTTTAATTTCAGAAATAATCTTCTTTATAACGTAGTGATAGAGCCTCCATCATATCCATTTTGTAATCAATCTGGATATACTTGTTCCAATACAATATATGGTGATGCAAAGTTTGTAGACGTAAACAATAATAACTTTCATCTTCAGTCAAATTCACCAGCCATTAATGCAGGCTCAGCTACCAATGCTCCTTCTTATGATTTTGATAATAATCCTCGTCCTCTTGGCACTTACTATGATATTGGTGCTTATGAATATCCCGATATTCCTGGCAAATGTAAAATTGGAGAAGTAGGTAAAATGAGTATTGGAGGAACTGGAAAAATAAAAATAGCAACGGAGTAACATGAAGATAATAGATAAGAAGTATTACAAAAATCACTGGGATATATGAGGAGGAAAAGATGGCACTTGACTTAATTCCTTTGGGTGAAAGAGTCATTATCTTGAAAAAGGATGTTCCGGAAAAAGTTGGTCGCATCATTGTTCCTGAGACATCAAGAGAGATGGAGCCAACGGAAGGTGAAGTAGTAGCTATTGGTGATGCTGTTACTAATGTAAAAGTTGGCGACTTTGTTTTCTTTGGAAGATACTCAGGATTCACATTTGAACGAGATGGTGCTAAATATGTTTTCTGTAATGCGGAGGACATTTTAGCTATTGTTAACAATAAAAACTCATGCTCAGTGCATGAGCACAAGGGGGAATCAGTTAGTGCTTAAGTGCATTTTTATAACTGATTCCACCTTGCAAATCGGGTAGAACCCCGCAGGAGGAAGTATGGCTGATGAAGAAGTAAAAGAAATAACTTTAGAGGAGCCTGATGTTCCAGAAAAGACTGGAGAAAGTGAAAAAGAACACGAGCCACCGCCAGAACATCCCAGATTCAAACAAGTTTATGGCCAAATGAAGCAATTTGAAAGAGACTTATCTTTTCTCAAAGAAGAACTGGTGAAGAAAGAATCTCTCATAAAGGAGATGGCTTCTCACAATAAAAACTTATCAGAAGCCATATCTAAAGGCTTTGATAGCTTAGTGAAAGGGAAGGAGGAGGAAACAAAGGAAAGTCAGACAGCCAAAATAGAAAAGCAAATAAGCGAGCTTCAAGAGAAAAGAAGAGCTGCGGTTAAAGATGAAGATTATGATCTCATCAACGAAATCGATGGGAGAATTGTAGACCTCAAAATTGATTTAAGGGAGATTAAGAATAAACCAGTAGAAAAGCCGCCTCCACCTCTTCCAGAAATTAATGCTGAGGATATTGCTGTGCTGAAGAGATTCGTTAGTGAAACTGAATGGTGGAATGAAGATCCTATAATGAGAGCTTCAGCTATAGCTATTGAGAAACTCCTCTCAACTGACCCTAAATGGGGGAATGAAAGTCTGGTAGAAAGGCTGAAGGAGGTAAAACGAAGAGTGGAAGAGCGCTTTAATTATGGTAAAAAGCCACCATCAATGGTTGATAAAGGCGGAGAAAGTAGAAGCTTTGTAAACATTCAGAATGGTAAACTTCAATACAAGCTGACACCAGAACAGAAAGAATTTGCTCGTATCACAGGTTGCACGGAAGAAGAGTATGCTAAACAACTTTATCTTATTGAAAAAGCGAAAGGAGAGAGAAAATGACAACGAAACCATGGGAACCAGCGCCTTTATTACCAGTAAGTGGAAAAGATCCTAACTATGTTTACCGTTGGGTTAGGTTGGATAATCTTGATAAAGCAATGGTTGAGGGTTGGGATCCTGTTAAAGGAGTTAATAAGGGGAAAGAAGAACCCCCTCCAATCCTTTTATTAGATGGCACTCAAATTGATAGTGCTATAAGAAAACGCAATCTCATCTTATGTAAGATGCCTAAAGAACTCGCTGACAAGCGCAATGCGTATTATCAGGCTAGGACAGACAGCCTGCTTGAAGCACAAGCAGAAAAGTTCAAAGAGGAGGTAGGTGGAAGAACCTATGGAGGTATTAAAGTAGTGGAAGGGACAAAAAAATAGGAGGTGATTTTGGATGGCTAATGTAAATCAGCCAAGAGGATTCTTCCCTGTGAGACATCTATTAGGTGCTCAGATTGAATCAAAAAAGTACATTCTCACTACAGGCGCTACTGTTTATAGAGGTGATTTGCTGAAAGCTGTCGCTGCGGGAACTGTGCAAGCAGCTGCAGCTGGTGATGGCACCATTGTTGTTGGTGTTGCCGCTGAGTATAAATCTGATGCCGCATCCGCAGGTGGTGTAGAAGTTCTCGTCTACGATGACCCATATATAGTTTTTGGAGTTCAAGCTGATGGTTCAGTAGCTGCCGCGGATGTTTTTAACACTGCTAATCATACAGCTGGATCTGGAAATGCTACAACTAAAGTGAGTGGACATCAACTTAATGCAGCTAATATAGGAACAGGATCGCAACTTAAGATTATTGGAAAGATTGACGAGCCTAACAATAACTGGGAAGCTTATGTAGATTTGGAAGTTCTAATCAATCAACACCAGTATAAAGCATCAGTAGCTGGGGTATAAAAGGAGGTGATATCTAAATGATAGTTCCAAGTAACTTTAGTGAACTTCTTGCTCCTGGCCTGAGAAAAATATATGGTCTTGAATATGCTCAGTATCCAGAAGAGTTCTCTCAAGTTTTTGAAGTAACAACTACTGCCCGAGCCTGGGAAGAGGACATGAACTTAACAGGTTTTGGTCTTGTGCCTCCAAAACCAGTAGGTCGAAGCGTTGAATATGATACAGCATACCAAGGATGGAAAAAGAGATACACTATGTCTACCTTTGGTCTTGGGTTTATAGTTGCAAGAGAGATGCTTGAGGATGACCTTTATCGCCAGATAAATAATATGCCAAAAGCTCTTTCTCGCTCTGTAAGACACACTATTGAAGTAACAGCAGCTAACCATCTCAACCGAGCGTTTAATTCTTCCTACGTTGGTGCTGATAGTAAACAACTCTGTGCAACTGATCATCCTCTTATTGGCGGTGGCACTTTCAGAAACATGCTTTCGGTATCTGCTGACCTTGACATAACAAGCTTTGAACAGGCTCTCATTGACATCTCTACATCATTCTATGATGATAGAGGCTTGCTGATGGCAGTTCGCCCTCTTGCTCTTGTGGTTCATCCTTCTAACGATTTCCAGTGCCAGTATATCTTAAAATCTGAGAGACTTCCTGATACAGCTAACAACAACTATAACCCTGCGAGGGGAATTCTTCCTCGTGGTCATCTGTTGCTTCACTGGTTGACTGATCCAGATGCGTGGTTCATTCTCACTGATGTTCCTAATGGTCTATTGTGGTTCTGGAGAAGAAATCCTGAGTTCACTAACGATAATGTTTTTGATTCTGAGAATGCGAAATTTAAAACAACTTATCGTTGTGACAGCGGGTGGACTGACCCAAGATGTATATTTGGTTCACCAGGAGCCTAATTGGCAAAATTAACTTCTGATTTAAGTAATGTTCTAAGAGGGAGAAGGACTACTGATAAATTGGGAGGGAAGGCAAAGAGACCATTTCTTCGCCATTTATTAAGACCTTCCCCTCTTAGAATGAGAAGAAAGGTATAAACAATGCAAACTTCGGCGGGATGGGCGGGTTAGAATGGAGGTAAAATGGGAAAGATAACAAGATTTCCTTTTGGCATAGGTTGCGGAAAGGCAACTTATGGAGGTGGTGTTCGGTATGATGGAGGGCTTCCTGTTGTAGCAGATATGGGCTCACCTATTGCTCTTGATGCTGACTCTTTTATAGTATCAGCTACAGGCACAGAACTTCCTAATGCAACGAGTATAACTTACACAACTGCTAACATTGGGATAAGCCCTTGCGATGGTGTTAATAACACCTGGATTCTTGATGTTCCAAGGAACATGAAGTTAACTGTTACTCACTCTACTTCTGTAGTAGCTATGGATTGTCTTGTTGCTGGGTATGATGTTTATAATGAGGCAATGTCAGAGTTGCTTAGTGTTACAGCTGGTGGAACATCAAAAACGGCTACAGGAAAGAAAGCTTTTAAAAAAATAACCAGCATAACCTTTACATCCACTGGGAATGCTCAGAGTAATACTGCTAATCTTGGGCATGATAATACTCTTGGTTTGCCCTATCTTATGGCGCATGATACTATAATGAAGGTAACCAAAGCTGGTGCGGCTGTTACATTAGGAACCATCACTCTGGCTGATACAACTTCTCCTGCTACAACAACTACTGGCGATGTGAGAGGAACATATCTTCCTGCTGCGGCTTGTGATGGGTCTCAGTATAGAATAATCTATATCCCTACAAGTCTTACCAGCAGAGGTGTTACTCAAGCATAACTGGAGGTGAACTATGGCTCATTTAATGTTAGACGGAGTAGAAGCAACAGGAGCAAGTGCCAGCATATTTCCAAAAAAAGTAGTCAAAGACCATACTGTTGCCTGTTATTACATTGATGCTGATAGTAGCGTAACGGCTGTTACTGTTAATTTAGAAGCTTCAGATGACAACAGAGGAGTAGCTGATGCTGATGCTCACTGGTATACTCTTGCGTCTTATAGCCTTGCTGCGGATGAGATAACAGCCAAGAAAGCTATGTTTCATGTGATTAATAAACCTGTAAAGAGGGTAAGGTTAAAGTTAGATGTCTTCACGGGAGCTGGGTCTGGTGATAAGCTCTATGGAAGATATATTCCTTACTAAGAGGGGAGCATGGGTTTCTCGTATACACCGAAGAAAAATTTAGCAAAACCTGATGCTGGAACGCCTGGCGCTGATTGGGGGCCTGCTTTAAACCAGAATTTTGATACGATTGATAATTTTGTTACTAGTGCTGACATATCAAATGCGATGAATAACCATCTTTCAGCACCCGATCCTCATCCTCAATACTGTTTATTAAAAGGTTGCCTTGTTTATCAGAATGTAGGGCAAAGCATCCCAAACAATGTAGAAACACCGTTGATTTTTCAAGCTGAAGATTATGATGATAGTGATATCCATGATAATACTACAAATCCTGAACGATTGACCGTTCCTTTAGGAGTTACACGAGTTCGTTTACTGGGATATGTAGTAACACAACCAGACTCTACTGGCGCTCGCTTTGTATATTTTCGAAAAAACGGTGCCAGTTTTCCAGGGAATCCTCGAATCTGGGAATATGCTTCTGCTGACCCTTATACGACGATACAGATTGTAAGTCCTATATTAAGTGTTCAAGGTGGAGATTATTTTACATTGTGCTTGACTCAATCAACAGGTAGTGCTTTAAACACTTATGTTGACACTGATTGGAAAAGCTGGTTTGCTATGGAGATAATTAGATGACTAATTATTCAGAGTGGGGAAATTTTGCTTGGGGATCTGATGGTTTTTGGGGCTTTGATGGGACTTATGCTGAAATGGCTGGCTATGACCCTCTTCTCAGCGAACGAGATTGTGATGAATGTGGTTTTACTTTTAAGGAAAAAGAATTGGCAAAAAGATGGGATGGTGCTATGGTTTGCAAGCGCTGCTTCGAGCCTGAGCATGAGAGGGATGTTTATAGAAGGAGAAATAGATAATGGCTGTATCAGGGAGTTGGGACTTTATTCAAACAAGGGATGATATAATAAAATCAGCTTTGCGAAAAGTAGGAGCGGTAGCACAAGGGGAAGATCCCTCAGCTAATCAAATGGCTGAGGCGGCACATGCTCTTAACTCGTTGAATCTCAGTCTTATGAATGATGGGGTCTATTTATGGACTTATGTAGATAACACTCTTGCTTTGTCAGATGGAGTAGCTTCATATACCCTGGATGCAAAAGTTATAGGAATTCTCCCTACTCCATATATCAGAGTAAACGATTATGATTTCCCAGTTTCCGTTATAACAAAAGCTGAGTATGACAGTATTACCACTAAAGCTATGAAGGCTCGGCCAGAACGAGTCTATTTTGAGAGAAAGCTTGATGCTTCTTATCTCTATTTCCATTATACTCCAGATACTTCCTATACTTTTTACTACACAGCTGTTCTTCGTCTCCAGGATCTGAATACAGCGGCAGATAATCCTGACTTTCCTGTTGAGTGGTCAAATGCTCTCATTTTTGGTTCAGCTCATATCATATCTTATGAATACGGACTTGATTTAAAGGAGCGTCAGCTTCTCAAACTTGAAGCTAATGATTGGTTGAGCAGGGCATTAGCGGCCAGTAAAGAGGGCGGTTCTCTCTATATAGCACTATTAAGGAGGTAGCTGAAAGGTAAAAAATGCCAACTTCGTATACTCACATAAGTCCACCTACTTTTAGGATAACAGGAGGAGCCTATCAAAATGTTGATGAGGTTGCTCTCACTGATGTCTCTCCTGCTCTTATCAATGGTTATGTCGACGAGGTTGGTGCTACGAATAAATGGCCAGGCTTGCAACTTTGGAAGGATCTATCTTATAACTACCCTATTCAAGGAATGTTTCTATGGGGAATTAAGAATCTTCTCATTGTTGTAGCCAATGGACACACTTGGAAAATAACCTCAAATAAAACAGCTACTGATATAACAACCGTAGGGCAAGAATTAAGTGCAAGTAAACCAGCTACTTTTGCCTCTGATGGAAGTTCACTTTGGATAGCCACGGGTGGAAAAATAGGATATTTAGTGAATGAAACCTCCAACGTTGTTTGGGTAGCTGATGGTGATGCTCCTACCCAAGTCAGCCATGTTGCTTACCTTGATGGCTACATCATTGCTAATTTATTAGGTTCTCAGAAATTCTACTTCACAGACCCAGTAGATAGAACCAGCTGGAGCTCTCTTGATTTTGCTACTGCCGAGGCTCAACCAGATACTCTTCAAGCTCTCTGTGTAATGTGGAAGGAATTATTCCTATTTGGCTCTTCCTCAGTAGAATCTTGGTATAATGATGGGTACACTCCTTTCTCACCTATATCTGGGGCAATGATTGAGAATGGAATTGGGGCACCTTATAGTTTAGTAAGAGCTGGAGGAATGCTATTCTGGTTGGATCATCGAAGAAGACTTGTCAGACTTAGAGGAAGGTCTCCAGAATTTATCAAGCATCCTTTCTATAAAGTAATCATGGGACTTCCTGATATTGTAGATACTCAAGCGTTCCATGTGTCTGTAGAAGGAAGGAGTTGGATAATTTTTACTTTCCCAAGTGCTGAGCTTACCTTAGCTTATGATTATGTTTTAGATCAATGGTCGCAAATTGGTAGGTGGGACTCTTTCACTAATTCATATAAAAAGTATATCTGCGGGTGTTCTATCCATGTAGACAAAGAAACTTATGTCTCTTATGGATCAACTGAATCTGCCGAACCACAAACTGGAGCTGATGTTGAGGATAATATAGGATATTATGCGTGGAATGATCCTACTCAAATTCAAAGGTATACAGATGACTCTGGGACTGTTACATCTGCCACTAATAACACTCTCACTGATACATCAAAAACTTGGACTACAAACCAATGGGCAAATTATACAGTAAAGATTATTTCAGGAACAGGAGCTGTGCAGGTAAGAACTATATCCAGCAATACTTCAAATACTTTAACAGTTTCAGGAAATTGGTATATTAATCCTTATTCAGACAGCTTTTATAGAATAGGGCAAGGTGTTGGGTATGCTGGTATCAATGTAGAAGAGACATCAACTGATCAAACTTCTGATTACCTCCGAGCTACTCATTATCTAAAAGCCACCAATTTTGGTTTTGATCTACCCGCTGGAGCTAATGTAGTTGGCGTAAGTGCTCAGGTGAAGTTACCAAGACTTCCTTCTGAATCAGGCTCTCAGGTGAAAGGGGGAGCATCTTCCAGTGGCACAGAGTGGAGTAATAAAGGAAATCTATATGCTGAAGATGGAAATTATGCCTATTGGTCTGGCATCGTTGGAACTGTGTCAGGAGCTTTAATTATTACTAACTTTGGTTTCTCTATACCTCCGCTCTCTGTGGTTACTGGTGTTAAAGTAAGAATAAGACACAAAGCACCATCGCATAACATAAGAGATTACACAATCAAACTTTATCACGGTGGATCAGCAGTTGGCTCTAATAAAGCTCAGGATGCCTATGACTGGTCTAGTAATTGGGACAACTATATTTATGGTGGATCAACGAGTACTTGGAACATAAGCTTGACGCCAGAATATGTTAACAATGCAGGCTTTGGTATTTATATTCAAGTTAAATCTTATGCAGGAGCACTCCCGCCATTCCCTGAAGCTAGGATAGATTATGTAGAGATAACTGTTTATTACTCCTACATTTATAATCTCCCAAAAGATTATGTTGTCAAATTAGTAGTAGGGGGAAATATTGTAGGCGAAAATAAAGCTACTTCATCCGTCTTTACGAACGGAGAAATAAGGTCATATGGAGGACCTTTTGAAACTTGGGGACTAACGCTTTTAGACACTGATGTAGAATCACCTGATTTTGGTCTTGTTATAGCTTGTAAATGGGACTCCTTAGACCCTGTTAAGCATAAAACTTTGATCCGCATCGCTGTTGTTGAGCTTACTATCTACTACTCCACTTCTCCCTCTCAATACTTTTCAGCGCCTCAAGATACCTTATTAGGAAGTATTACTACTGGAAAGATTTATACGATGTCGAAATCGTTCTTTAAAGAAGAGGACTCTAATATTAGGACTCTTAGAAGAAGCGGTCATATTACTTATGAGACATTAAAAAAGAAGAAAATCAATGCTTTAAATATTCGCCTTAAAAGAAATGTTGGCAATGGAGATGAACCATCCCCTACGTGCGTGGTAAGGTGGAGAGATGATAATAAATCTTGGAGCAACAATCATGAGATTGATATAGGTGGAATAGATAATCCTTCTTTTACATCTCTAAAAAGATTAGGCATGTATAGTATGAGACAATATGAGATAATCCATGATGACCCTACGGACTTTGTCTTTGTAGAGATGGAAGAAGATGTGGAGATTTTAAGATGATTAAGCCAATCAGACGAATACCAAGAGACTTTAGTGATGTAAGGGAAGTATCATCCTATTTACAAGATCTAACAACTGCTCGTAGCTCTTTAACAGCCGCTAACACGGGAACAGTAGGTAATACTTATACTACAGTAGTAAGAGATGTTATAATAAATCTAAGAACAAGGGTAAATGAGTTGGAGACTTTGTTAAAAACAAAGGGTCTTCTCAAATAGGAGGTGGTGAATTTATGGATCCTCTAACTATGAGTTTAATCGCCAGTGGAATAGGTGCTGGAACTTCTCTTCTTGGCTCTTTATTTGGCGGACGTGGAAATGCTTCAGCAGATATTCAGAAACTTATTAAGTGGCAAAAAAGCATGTATGAAAGGCTATGGGGTGCTCTTGCACCATATAGAGGAGCTGGAAGATTTGGGTTATCTGGACTTCAAGCTATGTTAGAAGAAGGATATGATATTACCAGGACTCCTATGTATGGTGTGATGGAGTCGGCATTAGACAGAGAGCTAAGAAAAGGTTTATCAGCGAGAGGTCTTCAATACGCAGGTTTTGGTGTCGAAGAATCATCACGTCTTCATACTAATTTAATGACTCAGTTATTCGGGCAAAGAGCCTCTATGCTTGAAGATATGGCAAAGATAGGAACAGCTGGCTATCCACAGGCGCCTAACTTAGAAGGATATGCTCGGGGCTTATTAGCCGCCAGGGAAAATGAAGTTTCTCCTTTTGCTATGTTAGGAAGTAGTTTAATGAGCTTAGGAGGAACAATGGCTATGGCAGGTGCTTTTCAGCCGCCACCATCTTTTGGAGGAACTTCTCCTATGTTAACAGCTCCTTCATATACACCACCAAACTATTACCTTGATTATGTAGGGAGGATACCCTAATGCCTACTTTAACTGATTGGCAGGTTCTCCAACAAGGTATAGGTAATCTTCAAAGATCTATGCTCGCTGCGGCAGAAGCACGTATGAAAAGAGAAGAATTTGGAATGGAAAAAGAGAAATGGGGTCTTGAGAAAGAAAGATTAGGCTTGGAGACTGAGAAATTTCGTTTAGGTTTGGAAGAAGAAAGAAGAAAAATGTCCGTTCTTGAAAGCACGGAGAAAGATTGGGCAAGTGTTCCTACAACAAAAGATATTATGGTAGAGACGGTAACTCCCTCATCTATGGTTCCATCTACTAAGGATGCTCAAGGAGTACCTACATATACTGTTACACCAGAAGTAAGAACGACGGAGAAGAGAACAGTTCCAACAACTTTGGCTGAGCGACTGGATTGGTTTAGTACCAGAGTGGTTCCTAAATTGATGAGTGTGGGAGCTGTCCATGAGGGTTTATCGTTAGTTGAGATGGCAGGCAAATCAAAGTTACTCGAATTGCAGATGCAAAATGAGCAGCTGAGGGCTGGAACGGACGCTTATGATATGCTCCAAAAGGCATACGAGGCAGGAGGTCAGACTGAAGTAGATAGGGCATTTGCTGTTGCTAAAGCAATGGGTCATCCGTTTTTTCAAGATAAGACAAGAGTTGAAATAGACCCTATGAGAAATATTAGAGTTGGTACTGTAGGAGGTATTCCTTTCCTTTTGGGACCTAAAGGAGATATAACAGTCATAAAATCAGACGAGCCAGCAGCTGTGAAGGAAGAAAAAGCTTTTATGGAACACCCTGAATTGTGGAAGTCAAAGCTGAATAGAATAGGAGCTGAAGAGGATGTCAAGGAAAGTGTTAAAGCTAAACATAAAACTGCTGCAGAAAAAATGACTCCAACAGATCAAATGAGAAAAGCTATGTTATTAAATGAACGAAGTATATATAAGCGCAGAATAGCAGCTATGGAAACTGGAGGAATATCGACAAAAGAGGGAGTCGTCCATGCAAGGACACCAAGAAGGTATATTCCTGGTACACGCTATGAATGGGGTGGAGAAGAAACTCCTGAATATCAAGAAGCTAAGCAAGAATTGGATCGGATAGACCAAGAATTAGCTGAGATAGAGGCTAAATATACTGGAAGGAAAGCAGTATCCCCAGCTCCGTCAGGAGGGTATGTTTATAAGGGTGGTAAATTAATGAAACGATGAGAGTAGATATTCCTGAATATAAAACATTTATAGATTTTCCAACTGGAACTCCTGAGGAAGAAATACAACGAGTTATCTCTACTCATTTCCCGCCCAAGACAGCTCCTTTGATAGGAAGAAGAGAACAAGAGTTTCAAAAATGGTATAAGGGCTGGGCTATTTTTATGGGCATTAATCCTGACCCAGATGATCCCAGGCATCGTTACGATTATAGAGCCGCCTACCTTGCTGGTGCAGCGCCAGCATTTCAACCAGAACATAATCAGTATAGGTGGCCTGATGCTTATTCTTTGATTCCTGAAAAGAGAGCTGCAGGAACGCCGAAGAGTCCTCCCTTTGGCGAACGTGTGTTAACCAGTGCTAAGAAAGCGGCAGAAGATGTTCTTGGAGCAGGTGAGTTTGTTGGAAGAGTGGTAGCAGGCGGAGCTGGCTTTATACTTGGCATCCCTTATGCTGGCCTTAGAGAATTTTATGAAACTGCTAAACAAGGATATATAAGCCCTGATTGGCTTGCCAATATGCGAAAGCATCATTTAGAATTTGTAGGTTTAGCTACAGGAGAGCCTTATTATGGAACTGCAAAGGCAGGTCTTGGTGCTGTTGGAGCTGCTTTTGATTATTTACATAGTGGGGTTGATAAATGGTTAGACAGATTCAAGGTTGAGAATGAGAATGTTAGAGCTGGGGCGCATATAGCCTTTGATTTAGCCATGTATAAAGGCATTCCTACTCTTCAAGATGCTGTAAAGCAAGGGGCATCCAAAATAAAACTTTCAAAAGCCCGAGAAGCTTTTGAAAAGGGTGATATGGAAACAGGAGCATCTTTAGTTGATGAAGTGATGCTGGATGAGCCAGCTGCGACAAAAACTGCGAGTGATGCTATAAATGCGGAGTTTCTGGGAAGAACTAAAGCAAGGTTTAGGGGAAAAGGTAGAGACACACCTGTTGAAACGATTGAACCTACAAGACCTCTTCGGACAGCTGCAGAGAGGCAAGTAGAGATAGAAAGATTGATGCCTACACCATTAGAGGAAACACTTGCAAAAAGGGCAAGATGGGTACAAAGGGAAATAGAAACATATTTCCCTCGGACTACAGTTGATGAAACGCTTGCAGCTGAGAAGACTGAGTTGGTGGAGAAAGCTACTGCTTTAGACCCTATTTCTTTCAGCAAAGTTCTTGAGTCAGCTGAGGCTACTCATAGGATGGCAAGGAGTGATATTGAATCACTCTATAGAGATTATATGGTATTGAGGGAAGCTAACCTTAAAGCAGCTGACTTACTTGAAAAGAGAAGAAGAGAAGCTGAACCTTGGATTGCTGAAAGAGAAAGAACAGCAGCTGAGATGAGGAGAATGCAAGAAGCGGAGGATATTGAGGCTGAAAGAAGGAGAATTGAAGAATCAAGAAGACAAGGTAGGGAATATGCCACTTTTCTTGCTGAAGAGATGGAAGAACCACCTGCTGAACCAAGACCACCTGTTGAACCTGCTCCACCTGAGCCAACCCCTGCAGAAGCTGTGGTGCCTCCTGAGCCTCCCGGGCCAACTCGTCCATCTATTGTAGATGGTGCAAGGTTGATTGCAGAAGCAAAAAAGAGAGGAATATCAGTAAGGGGCAAAACATGGGAGCAAGTGGCTACGGATATTGAAGCTACCAGGGCTGCTGAGGTTAAAAAGCCACCTACCAAGCCTGTTGTTGAACCAACTCCTGCTCAGGCTGTGAGCACAAGTGTAAGAGATTCAGCTGTCTTAGATTTTCTTGAAAAGGAGCATGGGAAGACCAAAGCAGCTGAGATTTTTGATAGATTGACTGATGCGGCAAAGGATAGAATATATAATGAAGAGGTTGCCACTTATGTAAGAGAGAAAATTCCTGAAGAAAGGGTTGTTGAGCCAACTCTTGATGATGTTATAGAAGCTGAAGAGAGCGAAGGGAGAGAAATAGGGTTAGCAGAGGAAAGACCTATTTCATCGCCTAGAATAAGGGAGCATGGGAAAACTAAAGCAGCTGGAATTTTTGCCAGATTGACTGGGGCATTTCATTCTGCTATGGGAAGCATCGCAAGCCGTTCAGCTTTAGGTAATTTATTAAGCAGAAGTCCTACAAATATGGGCGATTTAGTTAGATTCCTCGCCGCAAATGAATTAACTCATCCTTATTATAAAGAAATAGCAAGATTGATGTTGGAAGATCCTGATATCAGTATGCAGTTATTTAATACTCCTCTCAATTTTCAATATAAACAAGGAGCGAGGTCAACTTCTGGAGCTTATTGGAAAGAACGCCATCTTGTAGAAATGGAAGCGGCTAACTGGACAACTTGGAGAGATTTTGCAGGTAATAGCATCCATGAGGCTGTGCATGCTTTAACTGTCAAAGCTCTTGATGACTCGCCTCAACTTCGCAGAGAAGTAATATCATTATTGGAAGCTGCTGATGAAAGATTGACTGCAGATGAAAAAGCTGCTATAGTTAGGACTCAAGAGATTTGGAGAGGTTCAGAAGGTCAGGCTTTATCTGATATTCTTCTTGAACAAATGAGAGAAAGAGGTTTAGATCCCCACAAACTCGAAATATACTATGGTCTTTTTGATCCCTATGAATTTGTATCTCAAACCTTCAACTCAGAAACGTTCCAAAGATTTCTCGCTGAATCTTCTTCTATTCGTCGAGGTAAAGTAGTAGGGAATCTTCTCTCCGTTTTCAGAGGCCTCATTAATAAATATATTTTCAAGAATAGATTAGAACCCTCTCTTCTTGATGATGCTTTGGATGTTAGCGTCAGATTAATGAAACATCAAGCTAAAATGACTCCTTGGGGAGATGAGGCTATTACCAGGCCAAGAGAGTCTACAATAGGGAGCATTGTTAAGAGAGCTCAAGAGGACTTCCAACGAAGAGGTCTTGATTGGTTAGATGAAGAGTTAAGGAATGATATTGTTAAGGTAGGTCAATACTACAGAGATGGAGGTTTTTCTAAATGGGCTGATTGGTCTAAGAAAATGAAAGATGAGTTTGGTGATGATATAGCTGATGAGTTACCTTATTTTTGGGCGGAGATCCAGAATAAGAAATTTATACAGGGGCAATTAAGGAGAGAACTTTCTCGTTTTGGAAATCCTGATAAGATCGTTCAAGCTAAGATAAAGACTGTAGACGGTGTTGAAGTTCCAAAAGTGGCTATTAGTGAAGCTGAGATGAATCAAATTGCATCTACTGTGAATGATTTGGAAAGATCAAAAGCTGTTCCCTGGTGGATGTCTGCCCCTATCAGAGATTTTGAATATATAGATGCTGTCAACAAGACTTCTTGGAAAACATTACTTTATGATCAGACAAAGAGAGCTGAAAGTTTAGTGAAACAGGTAGAGTTGAAGATACAGAGAGATTTAAGTAAGCTGAGGAAAAAGGTAGGCTACAGGAAAGCTGATGAAGCAGGCTTAGCTGCTTGGTCATATGGAAGACAATTAGCTGCTAATAATGATGTAGCAGGTCTCAATGTGTTGAAGAGACAAGTAGGCAAAATTCCTGAGACTCTTACACCAGCACAGAAAGCATATTATGATTATTTGAGAAGCCAATATGAATATATGTATCAATTGATAAATCAAGCAAGAGAAATGTCAGGAAAAGAACCTATTGGTTATGTTGAAGACTATACTACCTTTGCCAGGAATATTGATAAAATGATTGGAGATGGAGTAGATCCTTCAACTGTGACCCTGAAGGTCATCAATAGCTATTTACATCCAGAGACGCCTCCTCTGAAATCTGCTAAACCCCGAGTAAGAGGTGCCCGTGAGGAGTTTGACTTAAACCTTGAAAATACTTTCATGCGGACTGTCAGGAATGTTTACACGCATGTTTATAAAGGCCCTATTATTGCAAGAGTAAGAGCTCTTCAGAATTTTAAGCTTCCTGGTGGAAAAGTACTAAGAGATTTAGCTCCTGAATTTGACAACTTTTTGACAGGGTGGGCAGATTTCCAGGTGGGTATTAAAGGCCCTTACCTTAGGCTCAGCCCTGGTATGGAGGCAAAGCTGACGAGACGATTGGGCAAGATTGGAACATCCATCTTGTCAGGCTCACTAAGAATAGCTATTGTTCAACCCAGTGCTGTGGCTTTAACTCTTAGCCACTTAGGTTTAAAATGGACAACAGCAGGTATAATGGGCTTACTTCATCCTGCTGAATGGAGAATGGCGCAAGAGAAAAGCAATGTTCTATCCACTCGCTATAATGAGTCTGCCATCTATGACACGCTTGCTGATATTGCTTTCAGAAGCGGGGGAAAGTTTGATGCAGCTTATAGCATGATTAAGGAAAAGGGAATGCTTCCTCTTGAACTCCTTGACCATGCGACAGCTACTGCTACCTGGATAGGGGCTTATAAGAAAGCCATAAGAATTATGGATGAGGAGTCAGCTGTTACCTTTGCTGATGATACTGTAGTGAAAACACAGGCATCCGTTACAGCCTCTGATGTAACCCCTGTGCAGAGAACTCCTCTTGGAAGAGCCTTAGCTATGTTTCAGAGTTATGCTATTAATGAATGGAATTATCTTGCGAGAGACATCTTTGGTATCAAAAATCCCAGAGTTCATATGAAAGATACTTTTAAGCGATTAACGAGGTATATGATAGCAACCGCTATGGTAAATTCATTCTATCAGGATATTTTAGGAACAAGCTCTCCAATGCCTACACCTATAAGGAGTGCTGTGAGAGCTTATGATGAATCAGATAGCACGCTCAATGCTATGTATCAAGGAGCTGCTGAGCTGGCTTCTTACTTCCCATGGCTTAGATCAGCCAGATACTATGGCTCTTCTTTATACGGAGCGGCTGCGGATGTTTACCAAGATCTGGCTGCTATGGCAGGTGGGCAGGGGATATCTATTTATCCTCTTCTTCATGTAGCTACCACTTATTATGGTATTCCTTATGCTAACCAAATACTAAGAGCATACAGACGAAGTGAAAGAGGCTATGGGCCTGTGGAATCAGTTCTCGGACCTATTGGAAAGAGACCTGAGAAAGAAAAATCTCTTGTAGAATCTTTGATAAGTGAAGGGTTTCCACCGGAAGCGGAGGAATAAGTAGAATGAAATTTCTAATTTGGGGAACTGGTCTCGAGATGGAACATGCAGCGAGATTAGCCAGGGATGGCCATGAAGTTTATTATTATACTTTTTGGCAATCTGATTTCCCTAAATTCAAAGATTATTGCATTGGTCTGGGCATTAAGGGCATCAACAAAGTTAAATATTTCTTTCAGCTTGTTCGAAATGTAGATTGTATAGTTATGTTTGATATAGGTATGGGTGATTTAACAACTTTTCTAAGGGATTCTGGCTTTACCGTTTATGGTGCTGGCTTAGCAGGAGAGATGTTGGAATTTAGCAGATATGAGTTCAGAAAGATCCAAAAGTCTATAGGTCTTCCAACTCAAAGAACATCTAAGGTAATAGGTGTAACAGCATTAGAAAACCATCTTCCTTCTGCTCTGGAAAAGAGCGGCACTAAGAAGGTATATATTAAGTTGGATGTCTTCAGAGGAGATAGAGATTCATTCAAAGTTGAAGATGCCTCAAAAGTTGGCCTCATCATGGATGAGCTAAGAGCTGCCTTCGGGCCTTTCAAGGAACACTATGAGTTTATAGTGGAGGATTATGTAGAAGCTCCTGTTGAAGTCGGAATTGATGGCTTTTTCAATGGGAATGAGTGGATTAGACCTTCTCTCTTTGGCATAGAGCATGCAAAGTCATGTTATATAGGTAAGTATGCTTATGAGCTTCCTTCTGTTCTTGAGAAAACTATGTCTGCTCTTACACCTGTTCTTCAAAGATATGATTATAGAGGAGCTATTTCCACGGAGGAGAGAATAGTAAACAAGGACACCAGTTATCTAATCGATCTATCCTGTCGTCTTCCATTTCCCCTCTCGGCTGCTTATACTGAAAGCATTCTTAACTTTAGTGAACTAATTTACAAAATTGCAAGAAGAGAATTCGTTGAACTTCAACCCGCAGCAAAATATGTGGCAGTTCTTCCTTTGGAAACCCCTCACGCTGAGAACTTTTGGGTGGATCTAAACTTCCCTGAAAAATTGAGGAAGAGTGTCAAACTGAGGAAGGCTATTAAAGTAGATGGAAAATACGTAGCTGTTAAAGGCTTCTCTAATGTTTATGTTTTAGTTGCTGTGGGTAATCAGATAGAATCATTAATTGAGGATTTGGAAAAACTGGCTGATAAAGTTGATGCAGATGGTTTAGAAACTGACGCTGCTGGTGGTCTTCATAGAGTTTATGATGCTATTAGAGCCATGCAAAAAATTGGCATTGACTTTTAGGAGGACTTTATGGAATGGTGGGAAACAGGTGGAGCGGGAGCAGGCGGGACGCTTATTGGAGCTATTCTTACCTGGCTTGGCTTTAAGTCCAGGCTTGATATGCAGGATAAGAAGGTAGAAAAAATAGAAAGCATAATGGTTACTAAGCAAGTTTGCCAAGCTATGGAAAGGAGTTTCACAAGAGATATAGACGCTCTTGCCAAGCGATTAGATGAAAAGTTTGATGGTCTTGAGAGAAGGTTTGATGATCTCAAGGAGTTTATAAAAAACAATTCAGATGAGCATAGCTAATGTTATACAATGTCCGAAATGCGGATTCTTCTTTGATAAAAACATACACTACTTTTGCTCTAAATGTGGATGGGTGATAAATTTGATGGCTGAGGAGGAAAAAATAGCAAGCCGAAAGGAGGGAAAAATGGCAAGCCGAAAGATTGAGGATTTAGTTCCAGCTCTCCAAGAGAAGTATTATCTTTTCAAAGCTGAGATGGAAAAAGCAAATATTCCTTTCATTGTTACCTGCACTGCTCGTTCTATTCTTGAACACATAGCTTTGTATGTGAGAGGAAGACTGAGTCTTTTGGATGTTAATCGGTTTAATTATCTTGCTGGTATGCCATTACTTCAACTGGATTCTCAGAATGTAAAAGTTACTTGGACTCTTAACTCTCTCCATGTTACAAATATGCTGGATAAAGATCTCAATAATGATCTCTCGAGAGCTTTTGATATAGCCATTATTAAAGATGGAAAGGCTGTCTGGGATATCAAAGTGAATGTTAATCAGAACGAAATTCCTGATTATACAGAGGCGGCTAATATAGGTAAATCTGTTGGCTTGGAATGCGGAGCGTTCTGGAAGAATCCAGATTATCCTCATTTTCAGCTAAGGAGTGAATAATTATGAGTACTGATGTTCTTGGATTCCCTAAGCCTGATCTCGATTTCTCTTTTGACATTGAAATTGCAGGGACTCCTGTAGCAAATAGGAGATATAATGGAACTTGTAATGGTGCTTGGCAGGATGTGCTATCACCTGCATCTGGTAAACGATTGGAGATTTACAAGGCTTTTCTTTCAGTTAGTGGTGATGTAACAGGTGAGATTCAATTAAGGATTGGAACTAATGTTCTGTCAGGCATTCAAAACCCAAAAGGTGGCGGTTATTATATTTTCCTATCATGCTTTCCTGATTTTGAATTAGGTGGAGTGGATGCGAAATTGCAAGTATTAGGACCTTCAGGGGCTTCTATAATTATCAATTATAGCTACAATGAGGTAGGTTAGGAGGTGGTGTAATTTGAGGGGAAGATTGAAGATAACTGGTATTAGTGGAGAAACAGGAGAGTTAGTTAAGAGTATGATTCAGAGGGTAGAATCTCTAAATGAACAAAATGCTGTTCTCATTCAACAAAATGAAGAACTTAAGCAACTTTTGTCAGATTTTAAGAGTTTAACAGCTGTTCAGAAAGAGACTCTTTGGGAAAAAATAAAAAAATTCTTACGTTTAAAGTAGGAAAGATGGAGGAAAAATGAAAAAAATATTGATAAGTTTAACAAGTAGTTTGGTCAGTAGTTTAATTTGTTTATTCCTTTTCTTCAATTGTGCAAAAGCAGAAGATCAACCTTTCAACTTACCATTCAAAGTTGATGTAAACACTCTCTATGACTTTCAACACAAAACACTGACTGCGGGGTTGGCAGTTGACATGATTTCAATTTATGATACTGTGTTCATAGGACTTCAAGCAGTAGGCTCGGCCGAGCAGAATTTCTTCAAGAATGGGATTCTTGGCGGACAAGTCAATGTAGATATTAATAAAACTATGCAGAAACTTGCAACACTTGCAGGTGCAAACGATGTTAAGTGGCTACTTGGTAAATACACGCCACGCATAGGCTATGCACTGACTTATAACTTCATGGGGAATGACTACTATAAACAGTTTAATCACTTTATAACACTCAAGGTTTTAAGTTTTTAGAAGAAGATATGAAGGTTTCGGTAGCAATAAGTAAACAAGACGAGCAAGATTTACCTTCTGGACATAAAAGGAAAAAGCAAGGCGATATTATTGCGGTTAAACCTGCTGGTTGGCTGTGGGGAACAAAAGAATACGAAAATTATCTAATTATTGAATTGGATTTAGGGAACGCTATCACAACAATTGAAGATGCTCAGAAACTAACTGTTCCCCATTTTGAAACAGGAGAATTATGGTATCCGTCAGATGATTTACCTCAACCAAGAGTTGTTGGTAAAAGAAGATACCAAATACCGATTGTTAGTTTGATTGCTAAAGCTCAAAGTTTAGGGATGAATATTGATAACTCAAAATTGATTCGGAAGGGAGTCAATTATCAACCGTTTGAAAAGATAACAATTCCTTTTGCGGATATAATTTATGATAAAAATACAAATAAAAAATTAGTAGAATCTGATCTAATGATAATAAGAGAGGTAGGAAAATAACATGGCTTCGAGCAGAAAAAGTGGGACAAATGAGCATATTTCTACTTATGGCAATGCTACCAGAAATTATACTTCTTTAGCCACTTGGGAAGCGGACACTGATAACGATCTGGTTACTCTTGCTAAATCAGAAGTCCTTGAATGTTATGACGATGCCGCCAGTTTTAACGATTGCGTAACTTTGGATGGAACGATTACCAATGCATCTTATTTCAGAATTATCCGTCCAGCTTCAGGGCAAGGACATGATGGCACGCCGAATAATGGGGTTTGGTTCAATTCCACAACTAATGCCGATTTGTTTACGATTAGTGAAAGTTTTACTTCTATTCAGGATATTATTGGAACTTTAACAATCAATGGTACAACTGATCGCAATGTATTTGTCTCAACGGTTGATAATGGACATTTTGCTGGAGATATTGCTTGGAACGGTAATAATGCTGGAACAGGCGGAATATACGGCTTTAATGCTAAGACTGCTGTTAATGGAACTATTTTTATCAATTGTTTAGCAAAAGGCAATGAGACCCGAGGGTTTAATGCTATTGCCATAACAGGAGCTACAAGTTATTTTTATAACTGCACTGCTTACGGCAATAATAATGGTTTTGTGATTGGCTCTGCGGCTGGCACAGGAACAACTGTCTGGACTAATTGTTTATCTACTGCAAATACAAGTCATGATTTTATTGACACTAACACAGGAGCCAATGTCATTACCGCTACTTACAATGCTTCAGGAGATGCCACCGCCGATGACTGGGGTGGAGCGGGAAATAGAATAAACCAGACATTTACTTTTGCCAATACAGCAATAGATGATTATCATTTAGCTTCCAATGATGCTGGAGCGAGAAATTACGGCACGGATTTAAGCAGTAATCCAGGCTATCCTTTTAATGATGATATAGATAAACAAACAAGACCAGGTGAAACTGCTTGGGATATAGGTGCAGATGAGTATGTACCAGCAGTTGGTGGGTTTAAACCTTATTGGTTTCATAATTCTAACATCATAATAGGTGAACCATGAAAAAGAATATTTCTGGACAAGTTATTGGAGCGCATCTTATATCAAAGACAGATGGCTCTGATGTAACAACTGGAACGACAACAGTGTATGTTACTGGGGATAATGGAACTCAGGCAACTGGTTCAGGAACGGTAGCCCACAAAGGTAACGGTTTCTGGACTTATTCTCCAACTCAGGCAGAAACAAATTATAACCATGTTGCCTTTACATTTGTGAACTCTTCCGCAGTGAGCGTAACGGTTCAGGTTTATACAAATTATCCCCAAAGTGGAGACTCTTACCCAACCACTAATACTAACCTTGACACAACGGTTTCAAGCAGAGCTCCAGCTTCAACAGCACTTAGCAATACTACCTGGACTGATACAAAGGCAGGTTATGTTGACATAGCTATTTCAAGCCGTTCAACTTTAACAGCTTCTGATGTTTGGAACTATGCAACAAGAACCCTATCAAGTTTTGGAACACTTGTAAGTGATATATGGAATTATGCAACAAGGACACTTACTTCATTTGGAACTCTTGTTTCTGATATATGGAGTGCAACAACGAGGTCATTAACGGATAAATCTGGATTTAACCTTGCTTCAGACCAATCTTCAGTTACAATTGGAATAGTTAACGCTCTTGGAACTCAGGCTAAAGCAGATGTCAATGCAGAAGTAGATAGTGCTCTGGATACTGCAATACCTACCAATCCAACACCTAATTCAATAAATGAAAGAATTAAAACTATAGATGATAAATTACCAGCTAATTATATAATGGGCTCTTCAGTTACTACCGATAAAGATGATGAAATAGATGCTATCAAAGCAAAAACAGACCAGTTGACATTTACAATAGCAAACAGGGTTGACGCTAATGCACTACAGGTTGGAGACAAAACGGGATACGCCATAGGAACTGGTGGAATCTCCTCATCAGCATTTGCAGCTAATGCTATAGATGCTGCTGCATTAGCAACTGATGCAGCTGCAGAAATTGCAGACAAGCTGTTAGGTAGAAATATTGCTGGTGGGGTAGATGGTGGGAGAACTGTAAGGGACGCTCTCAGAATGTTGAGAAACAAAAGGGCGGTTGCAGGCGGCACGTTGACAGTTTATCAAGAGGATGATTCAACAAGCGCCTGGACTGCAACAGTAACAACAGCAGCAGGTAATCCTGTAACAACTATTGACCCAACTTAAGACATGGATATTATAGATAGTTCAGGCTTTTGGTCTGTAACAGAAGAGCCAACTGTTCCGTTTGATGTATCTTTAATACCGCTTGATGAATAAAAAAGGAGGTGAAAAGTAATGCCAGGGAAGCATAGAAAACATACACCCATTGTCTCGGATAGTCAAAGAGGACTATTCGGGGCAGCTTATTCGGCGAGAAAGGCTGGAAAGCCTCGCCCTTCGTATGTTCCTCCCAGCATGTATGAGCTTCCAATGAAAACATTGAAGGCTCACTTGAAGGAGGCAAAAGGGAAAGATCTTCCCACTTATGTAAAGAAAAAATAGTAATGCTCATTGATTGAGCGGAAGGAGGAAAATGTTATCAGGTTATAAGACCTACATCGTTTTGATGATTGGGTTTATCTTCAACATTCTTACAGCCTTAGGTATAGCTCTCCCTGCAGAGATAACTCAGGAGAAGGTGTTAGCTACAATAGACACCATTATAGCTTTAGTTGCCTTCATAATGAATGCTATCAGCAAGGAGAGAGCTGCTGGTAAGAAAGCATTAGGCAAGTAGAGTGGAGAGTATCTTTTTAGCTCTTAAAGCTCTTGGAACTCTTGGGGCTATTGCCTCTGCGGTGATTTCTTTTGTTTGGCTGTTAAGGAAGTTTGAAAGAACAGGCTATTTGAGAGGTGTAGAGAAAGGAGATAAAAAATGTGAAGAGAAAATTCAATCTCTTTATGCTCGTCTTAGCTCTAACAGCGATCCTGGTTTCAGGGTGCGCAACCCTGAAGTCAGATGGGGACTGCCCAGCGCTGACTCTGGATTACGGGTTGAGCCCAGAGATAAGGATGAGAATAGAGGGGAAGGAACATCAAGTTAGATGCATGACTGTTGAGGATATAGAGAAACTGAGAACTTGGATAATTTTTATCCAGGAAGAATACTGTAAATAAAAACGCCACCAGTTTTATATCTGTGCCACCTCCTCTGCACAGAACTGGTGGCGCATCTTTTTAGCTTGTCAATTTAAAAATAATCTCCTTTTTTTCATTTAGTTCAGTTTTTACCGACCCCATGTCTATTAATGATTTAAGAACGACATCAATTAGTCTGGGGTCTACATCTCTCCAAACTGTTTTCAAGATTTCATCTTTTGTCAAACCCTTTTCTGAAGATACAAGCAGCTTGAGGACTTGATCTACATCTGGCGTAAGGGCGCTTCTTCCTACTGCCCCAAAAGCGTAGATCATCTTTGGTTCTAACATTGTTAAAAGAGCAATAGCGGTTTCAATGTGATCTTTGGTAATAATCATCTCGTTAGATCTGCAAGCTGAAATGATGGATGCTACTTTTAAAACGTGAATATGTTTCCTTTCAAAATAGCCTGCTATTCTATCATTGACAATGACGGGTCTTTCATTGTTATACCAATGACTATAGAACTCAACAGCATCTTTAGTGAAGGAGAACTCTCCCTTCATGGTAGTTATCTCCCCTAAATCATGAACAAGGCAGTCCTTAATGATTAATTCCTTTTCAGAAAGCTGAAGAAAGGCAGTTCTTTGCCTGACATCCTCTTCTACAACAAAGATAATTCTTGATGTAAAACCACCTCCTATAGCACTCAGCGGGATACTTCCACTAAGCCATGTAGGAGTTGATCCTGCTAAGATGTTTAACCAGATTCCGTAGACATGATCTGTTCCCTGGCTCTTGGTTCTATATTCCCAAGATTCAGGAGCATCATAAAGGTCCGTTAGCAGCGCCATGAGGCCAAAGTTGGCATGACCAAGAAAGACACTCAACTCTTCACTTATTACTGTCAGCGAAGAGTGAACATACATCTTCCCATCAGTCTGTTGAAGCACAGTCTCGGCCTCTTTTAACGCTTTGATGAGGGCCTCCCGAGTGATGCTTTCAGCACTGATCTTTATATCAGGGAATCCACTCAGCAGGTCAGTGCCTGCCTTAATTGCGATGTTCTTGCGACACCTCCCAGGAGGTGAGACAAGAACTACAAATAAGTTTGGAAAAACCCTGAAATATCCCAAGTCTATCCAACATTGGCGTCTCATGGCGGATGCGACGGTAGATAGACCCGTCCAAATATGGAACGAGTCAGGGGACTCAAGGAGATGTGTATACTCCCTATATGATCTTAACCAATCTTGACATTTTCTCAGCTAAGATCCCTCCAATTCTTCCCTGTTTTAACTTTTACAGGGATAAAAAAAGTTTTACCATTAATATTAAGGTTTACTTTCATCAGTTCCTTTATTTTTAAATGGACGAAGTCAGTTATCTCAGGAGGGTGCTGAGTGAGAAGAGAATCATGAACTTGTGCAAGGATGTCTATGGGGCATGAAGAACATAATTCATTATAAATCCTTTGGAGACCGATATTAACAACATGGACAACAGTTTCCTGGGGCACAAATGCGATAGCTTCTCTAATGAGAGAATCTCCATATCTTCCGTAAAAGACCCTCTTAGTTCTAAGCGGAGTAATGATTGTTCTATCGATTTTTAATTTATTAGCAATTATAGTATGGTATCTGGAAAGTTGAGGACAAGTATCATAATATTTCTGAAGAAGCTTCTTTGCTACAGCTGCTGGTATCTTCAATATTTCGCTCAACACTCTCCAAGATGCCGCATAATTGGCGGCATGTTTTACTCTTTTGGCTTTATAATATAACGATTGGGTTTCCCTCCCTTCTTTCTCACACTTTTCTTTATCTGCTAAGATGAAATCTTCATCCTTATCAAAAAGTAGTTTGGCAGTTAAAACATGGATGTTTTTTCCTTCTTCAAAAGCTTGTATTTGAACTGGATCATCAATCAAATAAGCCATAACCATAGCTTCTGCTCCTACTAAATCAGCTTCAGTGAAGACCATTTCATCATCAGGAATGAAGATGTTTCTGAGGTGCAATGGAATATTCTGGATGTTTCCACCACAACCGAAGATGCTTTCAGATGTAGATAATCTTAATGTTTCAGTTCCATATTGTTCCTGTTTCTTTCCTCGTTGCATAGTGGTATTGATGGAGAATTTCCATCTTTTATCAATAGGATCTAATAAAGTACCACTTATGTAATTATCAAGAAGTTTATGCAACTTTTTGACATCTTTAATGACGGAAAAAATGGTGTTTTGTTGAGAAAGCTTTTCTAATGCAAAACTTCCTGTAGTGATTTTTCCAGTTTTTCTATGGAAAACAGGAGTTAGACCTAAAGTTTGATATGCTAACTTAGCTATTTGTTGAGGAGATCTGAGGTTAATTTCACCTACTTGGTTCTTGATGTAGTCTTCTTTCTCTTTTACCAATCTTTCCAACTCTGTTCTCACTTCATCCATCTTACTTTCATCTACCCTTATTCCTTTTAATGATAGAAAGAGAAATGGCTCAATTAAGCTCATCATGTAGTCGTAAGTATGCGTAACATTAAGCTCTTCCATTTCATTAACCAGTTCTTGTTTAATCTCGATCGTTACGCAAGCGTCTTTAGCATTATACTCCCAAAGTCGCTCATCTCCTACTGTTCCTTCCTTCCATATCTTTAGATCATCTTTATAATAATTAACATCTGTGAAAATAGAGGTGAGGAAGTCAAGTCCCTTAGGAAGCTCCAGATAACAAGCATGCGCTGCTACCATAGTATCAAATAAGGGAGGAGAGGGAAGTATGCCAAAGAGGCGAATGAGATACTGAGCATCAAAAAGTATCTGTTGAGCTATTTTGAGACCATGGCTGAATGAAAGAATGTTTTCTAAGCATTCTAATACCTTTCTTAGGACTTGAAAGCTACCCCAATACTTTTTCGTTGTTGGGATGGACATAGCATAGGTAGGAGATGTGCCTATGCCTACACAAGTTATTTCGTAGAAAGATGTTTCAATATCAAAGGAGAATTCTTGTTGAATGGAAGTGCTTTCGCTCAAAGCCAGAACATCATTAAAAGTTGGAGCAATGTGAAGTTTTCTGTCTTTCTGAACTATATATGGAAATTTAGATTCCTCCAACGCCTTCTGGATGTCAAACTGGATAATGGCGCCAAGTTCCCATTGCCTAATAACTATGGCAGGATGATATGTCCCGATGACTTTGACTTCTCTTCCGTTTAGATTACACGTAAGAATAGATCCTCTCCATTTTCCTATTTGTCTCTGCCCTGTTAATGCCCAAAGAGCATCACCGCCAAGGGCAAGAATGACATTAGTTTCTATCTCTTCAAGCTCTTTCAAAAGTTCTGCTCTCCACCTGAGCAGCGCTTCTGTTGGTTTTATTCCCTTCCAATAGATACTAAAGTCGTTATTCGGTGGCTTTGTCTTGACAAGGTTCGTCAAGTAACACTGGTTGCGGGGGATGCCTGCTATAGATAACTTAGCATCAAGAACATGACCACTGGGGCCTACGAAAGGCTCTCTCTTCATAACTTCAACTTCGCCAGGAGCTTGGCCAACAATGGCAAGTATGCACTGTTTAGGGCCTTTGGGAGGAACGATGATCTGGTTCATTTTTCCTTAGTCCATGTAATTAGTTTTTTTGCTTCTCTACGGAGAGTGCTTAGCAGCTCTTTCACTTTATTATTATCCTTTTTAAGCCAGCTAACTCGATCAGGGGAGAGAAATAGAGGAACCTTACCTCCCAGGACTTGGTGTATCCAAATTTCGCAACCACTAAAACTATTAAATTCGTCATAAATTTTAAAGCGCTCAAAGGGACAGTTTGAGCATCCTCCTCCAAAATCTTTGCACAGCGGGCAAGGTTCAAGAATCCAGATATATTCGTATCCTTGAACTCGATTTCTATAATTGAATCGACGAGATAAACTATTTTTGTAGTATGATGGTATATTTACCTCCAAAAACATCTATCCACTCCTTTCTACACACTTATTCCAATATTATCTGCCATTCCTCCATCCTTCAGCTTCAAAGCCTTAGAAACATTCTCTACAGCCACCTTGTAGTAAATGGGATCAAGCTCAATGCCGATGGGAGTAATTCCCCTCTTAATGGCGGCCAATAAAGTTGTTCCTGCGCCACAAAAGGGATCAAGAATGATATGGCCAGGAAGACAGAATCTAACAATAAGCTCTTCCATCAACGAAAACGGCTTCTGGAGGGGATGAGTTTTATCAAGAGGATTCACCTGTGCAAAGGGTAGGACATTTCCTAAACCAGGTTTTTGAATAGTGGCATTCCCTCTAAGGCCATAGAGGAATGTTTCATAACTTCTACCAAAATATAAATTAGGCTGATTTGTCTGCCCAGGATGTCCAACTCTATACCAGATGCCAGGACACCAATCACAAGTAAAGCCAAGCTTCATTACTTCATCCCTTAGCCAATAAAAGTGTTGGACGGCACAGAAGAGAACTATATAAGCATCCAGCTTTAGTCTAAGTTTAACATTTTCAAGAAATGTCGCCATAGTGTTTTTGTAAAGATTGATGTCATCTTCATATATTTTTTGGTCAAGAACACTATCTTCCTTCTTTTTGTTCTCTATATCAATACCATAGAACGGGTCGCTGATGATGCCATTAAGCGTTTGGTTCGGAATTCTCTGCACCAACTCACAGCAATTACCTTGAAACACAAACTGGGATGCTTTTCGCCCATAATCGGTCTTGGTCCTTCTAAGGTGAAGCTCTGTGATAGCTTCATCCAGCTTGAATCTTTGTAGTACTTTCAAAGCTGACTCCCTGGTTTTACATTTAGAGAAAAGTTCTGGGTCTTGTTTCAATGCTTCTGCAAGGTTGAGATCCGTAACAACTCCACCAGTGCTGAGTCCAGCTTTCTGAGCTGTCTTCCTTTCTGACCATTGAGGATAGGTAGCTTTAAAAAGATTATGAAGCTCCTCAGTAGCAAGGACTTTTTCCTGCCATGTGAAATCTTTTCTCTCCAGATTTTCACTAATCTCAATGATCTTTTGATCTACTTCATTGGCTGAGAGAACTGTTGCTTTTATAGTATCTCGTTTGAGCAGCTGCATAGCTTTCATTCTTCTTTCCCCTGCAATGAGCTTCATGTCTTCAGTGATGATAATGGGAATGAATTGCCCTACAGCGGCAATGGAATTAGCAAGGCTTTCAATATCACCAAAGTCCTTCCTGTAACGACCTTCTTGAATTTTAATATCAGAGATTTTAGCATCAATGATCTTCATTCTTTTTCCTCTTTGAGGAGAAGCATCAGCTTCTCCAGTTGTTCTTTTGGAAGCTTCTTGATAAGATCATCAAGTCTCCTCTCTTTATTAGACCGAGGAGCTCTGGATTGGCCTGATGTTATGACTCTTAAGTGTCTAAGAAGATTAATCCTCTCTTCCAGTTCACTGTCTGTCAATTCATGAAGCGGCTTTCCCAGCAAATCTTTAAGAGTTCCCATGTGATTATCTCCTTCTTTCCTTATTTTCTTCAATGACTTTTTTGGTAGCTACGGAGACCATTCCACCATTTTTGATAGAGCCAGATAAATCAGCGTGAGCCCCTATGTAGTAATCAAAAAATCGTCTTACCAGTTCTGAAATGAGTCCTTTTCCGGGAAGAAGTTCCTTAAGACGGTTGAATTGATCTTTCTCTAACTCTATATGAAGATGATGAAATTCCTCCCTTGTTTTTCTCACAAAAGTTTTCCACCTCCTTCTTTGATTATCACCTGAGTTCTAAACTTGTTTCTGTCTTTGGAATCATAGATTACATATTCAACTCCGCAGACGGGGCAGACAGCCTCTGCAAACTCGAAGAGCTCAGATTGAATAATCTTACTAACGGTTAATTCTAAAGGGGCGCAACAATATAAGCAAAGCATTACCTCTCCTTTTGTAGGTAAAATTTTAGGAGATGTCTTGCTAAAACATCTATACAGCATTTTTTCTGTAAATGGCAAACATGTCCCACCAATTTGGACAAAGCTGGAACGGGATTTTCCTTCTCAATGATATAACTCAACAACTCGCAAAGGGCGAGTGTGTGCAATTGTGCACAGCTCCCGCCCTTTCCGAAAGAAGGAAGAACCTTAATAGCTCTTGGTTCTTTATCCTGGCTGAAAATAGTGGTAACATACATATTACCACATGCTGTTTCAAGTTTTGCTGTTTGACTTTCCCACTGCATTAGGCTTTCCTTATTTTCACAACATCTGTTCCCATTGAGTCATTTACAACGGTGATGGAAACTCTTTTCCCTCTGAAATCTTCTGGCTCAAAGCCAGATTGGTCAAAAGCTACCCCAGCTGCTTTGACAGCCTCCTTCACGAAGCCCCAAGCACTTGGCATTAGGTATAAGTCATGCCAGACATTTCCGTGATTTGTCATGATGGTAAGATGAAGGCGTTTTGTTTCCAGTGGATAATTTTCCCATTCTTCACGAGTGAGAGAAGCAGTGCCTTCCCTGTTCCATTTCTCTCCTGTTTTAACTTGATACTGAATGTCAGTGATAATTCCTTCATGAATACCATCTGGCACAACACCTACTTGCGTGAGGTCTATTTTGAGTTTAGGCATTATTTTCACCTCCTTTCTTTGGAAGATATTTTTCCAGCTCGTAATAAGTAGATGGTTTGATGATCTCAGGGAGAGCAAGATCGCTTCCTGCTATTTGGAAGAAATCAACAGGTTTGGTTCTCCAGAGATACTCTCCACCTTCGACGCATTGCTTCCAGACATTCCCAACTGCTTTGCACATTGTGCGCCCCATTGCACGAGAGGGACCTACAGGAAATTCTAAGATCTTTCCAATTAGCTCATCTTTATCATAATCAGTATGGTCGGTAAGGATGACAAAATCAACCGGAAGAGCTTTTAGTGTAGGAAAGAATTGTCCGAAGAGAACACCTTCAAGTGTGCCATAGTCTTGAATTCTTAGTGATGAAAGGAGATTGATGCGGAGGAAAGCTTCCTTCCAGATCCTAAACATGGTGCTGATAGAATCAATCACAAGAGTTTTAAATTGATCTTTCTTTATTTCCCCCACTATCTTATTGTATTTATCAAGAAGCGAGAGAGCAATATCTGCTTGGGGAGGAGGCATCTTTGTCTTGTCCCCAGCCGTTAGAGTTATCTTTTGTTGCTCCTCCTGGAACAAGGCTTGAAAAAGGATTTGGTCTGCATCTTTGACAATTGGCTTGCCAGTCTTGTCCAATGTGTTAAAGATGCTAAAGATTTTTCCATCCCAGTCAAGGAAAAGCATTGGTTTAGGGAATGTCGCAGCGCTGACGGTTTTTCCTGAGAAGGGGACTCCTGCTAATATTATAGTTATTGGCATTAGACACACTCCAGTCTGTAAGTCCTTGATATGTAGGACTTTTCTTCTTCAGATTCCACTATAAAATTGCATTGGGCGGGGCGGCAAGATATACATATATCGGTATCTGCCGAATACCATCGTAGAAGATTATCCCCTACATATATTACTCCTTCTTTCTCTAAATGCAGTTCTACTTCAGCAACGAGACCGCAAAATATATCTATAGGAGTTTCAGGACAAAGTGTTAGAAATATTCTACTGTGGCCCCACAACTCTGATTCTCCATACTGCTCCTCTATCCAAGGAAGAGAGGATGATTCCTTAAGCCATTTGGCAAAATCTCTTGCTTTGGTGAGGAGAGTTGATGCATCTAAGATTGTTTGAACTATGTTCTCAACAATTGTTTCTTTCATTAATTCCTCCTTTCTGTAGGTCTGGATAAGGTGTCCAGGGTGTATAAACAAATTCGCCCTCAGGCTCCATTTCTCCTTCTACTCCCTTCGGGTATTTCTGACAAAGGGGTATATAATCGCATTGGAAGCCTACCAGAGGAATACATTCCTCGGTGTTTTGAGGGAAAAACTTATGCTCACGGTATGAGCATAAGTTATGCCACCATGATTGGACGTTAATGAGCCAGATGTCCAACTCATCTTTTGTTCTCATCCCTATATATCGTTCAGGTTCAATCTTATCGCATCTTGAACCAACTGGAATAACATCCAGGATGCCGCCTAAAGGAAGTTCACCAGTGAGAGCATATATGCCTATCATATAGCCCTCAATCTGAAGGTTCGGCTTAGTGCGAAGACCCCAGTTATAAGGACTTCCTGTTGATTTTGTCTCAAGAGGCATTCTTCCAAACTGGCGTGTGTCAACAAAGCGGTCTATGACGCCTACGTAAGTGAACTCTTTAGCATCAAAGGCAAAGCCTATTTCAGTACTAATGGTGGTGTAGGTTTCTCTCTCCCACCTTTTGAAATATTTTAGGAGAGCCAGGACCCCGTTGTCTATTTCTTTCTTCAATGTAGGCTCATTCATTTCCTCAGCTGAGAATGTTTGCAAATAAGTATCAAGGGCTTTCTTAGCTCTATCATTACTGGTGGAGGAATAATAAATACTGAGAGCTTTATGGATACCACTACCCCTTCTCATTTTAATATTAGGGGGTAAGGCTAAGTGCTTTTCGCATCTCCATTGAAAAGCCCTCGGACACCTCATAAGTTCAACGAGAGATGAATAGTCTAACCATTCTCTCCCATTTAAAGTTCCCATCTTCCTCCTTTAGAGACTGGTAGGATTTAGTTCCTACCAGTCTCTTTTGATTATTGTTTACTTCACACCCGCAAGCTTAAGAATTTCGCCGAGCTTGTCAGGAGCCATCTCTTTAAGGGCATTGAGAAGAGCTTTCTTCGACACTCCTCCTACTCCTGCTGCTCTCCTTGCTACGCCAGGAACCCAATTGTTTATGGCTTCTTGAGCCTGCTCAGGAGTATCACATGACCTGCAAATAGCCTGAGCCTTGATTTTTCTCTGTTGTAGATACAGCGAGAAGACTACGTCCTCTCCATCTACTCGGCAAGCCTCTTGCAGGTTTTCAGGAACGGATATTATTACCTGCCCTGGTTCTTCGACATTCTCCCCTTCCTCGGTCTTGTATGTTTTTGTATAATTCATCTTTTCCTCTACCATTTCTTCTTCACCTCCTCTCTGGGCGGATGCCGTCTGGAAGAACCCTCATTCATCACCTCCTTTCGTGCTCTGGTTTTTTATATTTGGGTAAATTTAGAAATTTTATTACGAGCCATACTTTGCGTCATCGTGTGCATACCAGATAAGAAGTAGAATAATCAAAAGGACAATTATTTTCATATGACGCTCATTTTTGTATTTTCTTATAATGAAATCTCTTTTTATCTACAGGCTTGACAGGATATACCTCAAATTGCCCTTGAAATATTTTGAATGTCGACGGATGTTCCAATGCGGAATGGAATTCTTGCTCCAAGGTTGATAAGTCTTGCTCTGCTTGAGACTCATAGTATTGCTCAATTTGTCTTTCGTGAATCATTCTCCAGTAATATCCGCAAGCTGTAAAAAGCAAGGCTACAAGAAAGTAACTTATGAACCTGTCAAACTTACTCATCTTCTTTATCTTCCTCATCTTCCTCATCTTCATCAGGTTCAGGTTGCAGGCGTTGTTCTAAGATGCTATGAATCATGTCAAGGCATCTCTCAATATCCATTATTTCCTCCTTTTTCTTCACTCTACCTTAATTACCATACCATCTCGGCAAGTAATCTTAGCATACCACTTCCTGCTTCGGTATACATCAGGACCTACCACGAGGTTGCTCCCATTCTCCTTATACTCGTTCCCGAATATACTTGTTTCTACAATATAAGGAGAAAGTGGTTTTCCAATGATTTTCTTTAGATCTTTCTTATAAGTGAATCCTCTAATACCTAACATTCTACATCCTTTTTAACAACTCATCAAGTTCTTCTTGCGTTAAAGACTTCTTGATGAGTCTTGCTAATGAAGCGCTGGAAGCCCTTTTAAGAAGGAGGCGGTTTGGGAGGCTAGGGCTTCCAGCTGTTTTAAAAATAAGTCCATTCTCCTCATCCCATTTGAGGGTGGTATATTCATAATTACTGATAAACCACCCTCGTTCTTTACAATAATAAAGAACATGACATCTGTTGCAGAAAATGGTGTCAACAATGGGAGGAGAAGGTGAGGAGTATGAAACACTCTCATCCTCCCCTTTTTCTATTTCTCCTGTGGTAAGGAGAGAGATTTCAAAGATGTTGCTGTTGCAGATAAGACATCTCATCTATTCTTCTCTTTCATTGGCAACAATTTGGCAATCGGGTGTGTATCTCTCACCTGTGATTCTTTTTACTAATGTTTCCTTCGGTAAATTCATTAAACGCTCGAAGCAAGCATAACAGCGGTTGGTTGTTAAGTTAACAGGTTTAGTAAGAGGAGGAAAATCATCTTCCCTTCCTATCACCTTTACAAGGTGAGTTCTTTGGAAAATATGTCCGCAAGTTTTGCAGGTATATACGTGGAGAATGGGGATTTCTTTTTCTGAGAGAGATCTTTTAGAAGTATGTTTCTCTACCTTCTCTGCTTTCGATGATGCTTTTCGCTTACGAAGAGCAGAGATTATCTTCTCAACGTCCTTGGGATTGCTGAGAAGATTTAGGAGTTCTTCATCTGACATTCTTTTCATCTTTCTTCTTCGCCTCCTCAGCTATTTTTGCTGCAGACAGCAATTGTTTTGCCTTTTCATACACTCCCATCACCTGGTTTTGCAACACGTCCATCCACTCGGTTATGGGGAAGTAGGCTCTTATGAGGGCTAGGAGTGTAGAGATGTACATCCGTACAACCTCCTCATACGCCCCTATCGCGTCTCCCTCCTCAAGCTTTGATACAACCTTGTCAAAGTTTTGTTTGTAGGTGCCTATAGCACTTAATTTAGGGTCTTGTTTAAGCATTTTCACCTCCCAAGTAAGTTGTCTTCTACATAGATCTCTGTTGCTTCCAGATGCTTCTGTAACATTTCCATCCACGCATCATCTGGAAAACATGTTTTCAGAAACTCTGCGAGATTTGTTGCATAAATGAGGCACGCTTTCGCACATGCATCCTTCCCCAGACACTCTAGGACATTTTTTGTCATTTGTCCCTCCTCCTTTTCTTCATCTTCTTTGAAATAGCAAAAAAAGATGAGACCTTTAGGCCTCATCTTTTTTCCCCCTGTCTCGGCTGTTCTCTCTCTCTGCAAGATACTCTTGCATGAGAGAGATCTCTTCCAGGGAATACCCACCGGGGTAATCCCCTGTATCGTTCAAATACTGCAGATCTCTCTGCAGTGTCGGAGAATTGATTTTCTCCGACAATTCTTTAAACTCCATCATTTTTTCACCTCCTCCCAAATGATATAGTGTTATGATAAATTTTAAAACAAAATGTTCAATGTTGTCAAGACACAAAATATTGTATAAGTGCGGAATGTCGAATACAATATTTTGTGTTTTAGTTAAATTTTTTTAATTTTTATATAAAAATTTTTATTTATTGACCCTTATATTGTATAAGTATGCTTTACAATATATTTTATCCCTGGGCAATACATTTTATTCCTTCTGCTCATTACATGAGCGCCAGTTTAATTTAATTCCAAAGTTTCCCCTCTCCCTCCATCCGATATACCATTTTACCTTTTTCCCTTTATAACTAATGAATGGAAGAATAATATTCCATTTATAACAAGGAGTTGCTGGATTAAATACTTTATTCGGCCATCTATTATATAGCTTATCTGCCATCCCTATAACATAAAAGGTAAAGTTATGAAGAGGATTCCTGACATACCATAATAAGTGTCTCATCCACTCTGGTTTATCCCTCCACTTGGAGAAAGGAGGAGATGGATCGTCCTTATTTAAAAACCACCAGATTAGGTTAAGTTTATTAAGATTCATTCTTAGTTAAAAAATCAAGAAATCTTTTTCCTTCTTCAGTATCTTCCCATCTTAGAAAATCAGTGCAATGATTGGCTTCTTCCCATAATGAAAATGGGTGTTTTCTATAAGCCTGCTGAAAGCCCCAATGAAATGGCTTTTTTTTGCCAAAATATCCTTTTTGGCAAGAACATGTGAAATGAATGAATTTTAACTCCCCTCTAACAACAGGGATCTTCCCTCTCATCCAGAAACAATCCATGCAGTTCTTCATCAGTTGCAAAAAATGTTGCAATTCCCATCCTCATCACAGCACTGGATGCAGTGAATATACCTCTCTCCATCCCAAATTGTAATGGTGGAGCAATCGCCCCAAGCATATAGAGGATATAAGAGGACAGGAAAAAGTAATATGAAGAGTAAAATAGTTAAACAACATTGCCTTAACCAGGATGTTTCCCTACTTACCATGTTTTTTCCTCCCTTTAACAGTAGCTGTTTCTAAACATTCATTAACTACAACACACAATTCATCGAATTCCTCTAATGAAAGAGCAACTTGGTCAGCTCGCTGAGCTATGAGAATAGGATGCTGGATGTTGAAATGAGGGTCTATGCAAACGATAGTATCATTACTAATCTTTACTTCCATCCATGACCTCCTTTTTACTTTCCTCTTTTACAAAAGCTATCATCTTTAACAGCTTCCAATCTTTCCTTTATCCACTCTTTTATTTCCAGAGAGGGCTGAACACCTTTACAAAGCATTCTCTTCTTCTCTTCAGCTAAATCTTCCCAATAGCTCATCCTAATTGCCTCTCTATCCATAACCTCCTTCATCTCCTCACTTAATCTCTTTAATGGGAACTTCCATTCTGTCCATATATATATCTTTCCATCTGAAATAGAGGCATGAATTATACTATTTAATCCTTTCTGTCTCAGCTCTTCTCTTATGGCTATATATCCATACCTTGCACTCGATGGAACTATAATAGCCATCCCTGATGTCTCTACCATCTCTACAGCCCTTCTATAAAAACTCATTTCTTTTCACCTCCTTAATCATGAAAGCCATTATCACCCCATTGCTTTCACTTATCATTCTTTACAGATGTTGCAGGTGATAATCGTTATCTGTTGAATACATGGCATATATTCATTTATGTTGCAGTAGTATGGCATATATTCATTCATTTTGTCAATATCATCATCATCATTATAACATATATGGACATGGGCTATGTTTTTTAATGAAAAATTGAGCAATGTATAGTAGGGATGTATATATATATATTTTTATAAAAAAAAAAAAAATAATAAATATATTAAATTATATATAAAATATGTATATCCTCTATATATGGACTGAGCAATTTTCCTATCAAAAACATAGCCCATATAGGTATGCATTATGATAATGATGATGATGATAAATGATGACTGCTCAATCATTCCCCATTTTACCTCAATTACTACTATTCATGACGAGTGATGACGCATGATGACGCATGATGACTATTCTAAAATGATGTGATATTATTGACAAATGATGATAATGAGTGCTGTTCATGGTATGAGCATGAGTGCTGAATGAAATGATGAGGGATGATGAGGGATGATGAGGGATGATGAGGGATGAGTTGACAAAGCAAGGCAAAAAAAGAGGGTGATGATTACTCACCACCCTCTTTGTGCAGAGGCAAATATTATAATTTCTTTTGCTTCCTTGCCTCTGCAACAACCAGCTCAACAACCTTCTCAGCGCCACCGATTGAAGCGGTGAGTCCTTTGAAGGTCTGCGCTAACTTCTCACCTTCCTCGGAGTTACCGAAATTGAAGGTGATGTAATACCTTCCGAGGATAGCCTTCTTTTCGGCCTTTTTCCCCTTAGTTGTTGCCAACTTAAATTCCACTTTTCTCACCTCCTTCCCTTTTTGATGATGCTCCATTTTAACACATCCTCAATAGATTTGTCAAGATACAAAATATTGTGTATCTAACATCATCGACAACACAAGATATTGTGTTGCATCTTGTAGCGCTAATATAAAAATATGCCCCCTATGGAGGGGGGTTCATGCGTTTCCAAATTTGTGCAACTATGCTTTCCTACCCTTCCCCCCCACCCATCTGCTCAATCATCATCTTTGCTGGATCACCATCTTTGCTGGATCACCATCTTGCATCATTGCTCAGTTTTGTAGCTTTCCCATCATGATTGATATTTTCATTGAGAACCGCCATAATTGTAGAATAGAAAAATGTACTATTTTGATAATACGAAGAGGTGTATAAAGAATGGGGCTTAATCCATCTGAATATGATGTTAGTGAGAGTGTAGAGCTCTATGGATTGGAGCAAGTTCGCCCATATCATAGAGAGATAGCGAGAAGATTGGTGCTGGGGCAGAGACCATCAGAGATAGCGAAGGATCTGGGATGGTCGGTTTCAAGGCTTAGCATCATCATCAACAGTCCTTTGTTTAAGATGGAAATTGCTCGCTTGGAGCAAATAAGAGATACAGGTGTAGCGGATGTAGGGAAGACTCTCAAAGAATTGTCCCCCATAGCTCTTGAAACCGTCGAGAGAATCATGTATCAGAGCAAAAGTGAAAGATTAAAACTGGAAGCAGCTGAAACCGTCCTTGACAGAGCTGGCTATGGCACTATTAATAAGGTGGATGTCAAAGGAAGTGTGGTTCACAACTATCATAATTATACAAAGGAAGAACTCCAAGAATTAGTCAAGGACAGACTTGAAAGGATGAGGCAAGAACAATTAGAAAGAGAGAAACTCCTCAACAATAATGGGCATTCAGATAGCAACTGAAAATAAGAAAGACCTCATAGATCTCCTCCAAATGACGGAAGAGTGGTCTTCCCCGTTGGAAGGAAAGTTTTATTACTATCAACCTAATCTAATCTCATGGTACTTCCACCAGAGTCCAGCGAAAGGAAGATATATCTTCGGGGGTAATAGATGTCTATCTGCTGGAACAATGATTAGGCTTGCAAATGGTTCTTCAGCTCCAATAGAAGACATCAGGAAGGGCGATGTTATCTTTGGGATGTCTCCTTCAGGTGAAATTTTCCCAACTGAAGTAATAAATATCTATGAGAATGGTATCAAAGATGTAAATAGGTACTTCTTTAAGCACAGAGGAACAATCACTACACTGTCCTGCACACCTGACCATAAAGTAGTGCAATGCACAGAACATTACTTGAGAGATGGAAAGCGCCTCTTTCTTTCTCCACTTCCAGAACTTTTGCTTGGAAGATATAGAAGATACTTTCCAAGGTATGTTGGAGTCCAAGCTAATTATGGTAAAACTTTTGGTTTAGCTTTTATACTTGGTTTACTGCTTGGCGACGGTTGGTGCTCCTCAAAGCAAGGCATCTTTCTTTCTTGTGCTGATGGACGTTTAGTAGAAGATTTAGAACCTTACCTCTTTGATATAGGCCTGTTCATACATAAAGTATCTGCTGATAATTGGAGTTGGAGAATATCCTCTCACAGCAAAGAGTCTGGCAGTAATATTGTTAAGAATTATCTCCGTGAAAATGGCTTACTTGACATTAACGCATATGAAAAATCAGTCCCAAACGAGGTTTGGTCTTGGGACAAGAAATCTGTTGCTTATCTACTTGGTGGACTTTTTTCAGCTGATGGGTCATTCTTTATAGCAAATGATGGGATAGGAAGAATTTCATTCGCCTCTACGTCTTTTACATTAGCAAGGCAAGTTAAAGATTTGCTTTCACATTTCTTTGGAATATATGGATCAACTTTGCTTAAATCAAATTCTGGTGGTGGACAAAGAACTATATACACCATTACATTCGGGAATGCTGAGGCTATTTTAAAATTCAAGAAATATATTCCAGTGATGGGAGTGAAGGCTGATGAGCTTAAAAATCTACCATTAGGTAAAAGAGCAGGCTCTCAAGCTTCCTTACTAACTTTAGCTGGTATTATTCCTGATGGTCAGAAGTATACATTTGATTTAGAAGTAGATTGCCCAACTCATGTATTTGCATTGGAGAATGGATTATTAGTATCCAACTCAAGTAAAACGTTCTCTATGACAGTTGATTTGGCAGCGCAATTCACTGGGAGAGTACCAAAATCCTTAGAAGGTATCATCCCAAGTTGGAGACTTGATAAAACGAGGCGTATCCGCTATTGCATGGCTGATTATCCTAATAACTTTCTCAAAGTTGTCTGGCCTTACGTAACACAACTTATTTCTGAATCTGAAATTGTTGATGTAGTTAAGGAGCAAGGAAGAATTAAAGCCATCACTAATGATGCAGGCGGCTTCATTGAATTTATGTTCTATGAGTCTGATATAACTAAGTTCTATGGCGCCTCTCGGCATGTCTGCGCTTATGATGAAGAAGCACCAGAGGAAATCAGGAAGGAAAACTTAGCAAGGCTTATTGACACTGATGGTGAAGAAATATTCGCTGCTACACCTCTTGAAGGAGCTGTTACTTATCTCTATAACATCCTTGAAGGGGCAGGAAAAGTGGTTGAAAAATTAGATGGGCAGATAATAGAGCGGACGAATCCTGAAGGTGATAGCAACGTCCATGTCTTCTTTTTCAACATTTATGATAATAGAGGAATCTCAAAAAGTAGTGCAGATAGAATCTTAGCCATGTTTCCTGAAGAGGAAAGAATAGTTCGGCAAACAGGCCACTTTCTTTTTAGAGCTGGTCTTGTTCATCACCAATTTTCAGATAACATTCACCTCATTCCTCCTCTTAATGATTGGTATAAACCAGCCACACAAGCTGATTATACTCTCTATGTAGCCATTGACCCCCATCCCCGTATTCCTCACGCTGTTATGTTCATGGTTGTCAGAAGGGATGGTTTCAAAGCTGTAGTAGATGAACTCTTCATCAAAACTAAGACAGCTAAGGAACTGGTAGACGCCATCAAGGCAAAAGCTATGGGAAAGCCTATTAATGTTATCATTATTGATCCTCTTGCTTTTACTAATGACCCTTCCACTGGCAGTTGCTTTGCCTTTGACCTTGTTGATGCTGGTTTATATCCAGTACCTATTCCTGGCTCTAAGGACTTAGCAAGAGGTATCATCCTTACAAATGAATGGTTAACCCCAGATGAAAACGGAAAGCCAGGGATTTACATAACCAGAAACTGTGAGAGAACTCGTTATGAGATTGTTAGGTATGCTTGGGGAGAGTGGTCAAGGAATACGAAGCTTCAAAAAGCTGAAAAACAAAAGCCGATGGATAAAGATGACCACATGATGGAGAATCTTCACAGGTTAGTCCTTCTAAACCCTTCATTCGTTCCAGAGCCAGAAGAGATTGAAGAAACTGTCCCTTATCAGCCTCGGTTGAAAGGAAAGAATGAAATAACGGGATATTAAAATGGAAATAGATATTTCTCAATTCTCAGAAGTTATAAACATTGTTCCCCATTTGACTGGAGATGCCGCTAAAGATGAGTTAAGAAAAATGGGAGATACAGTTTGCACAGAGTACGAATATGATCTCATATCAAGGAAGGATTGGGAAGAAAATGTAGGTGTTGCTCTTAAACTTTTTTCCAGCTTTCTATCTCCCAAGACTGACCCTTGGCCAGATTGCTCTAATGTATGCTTGCCTCTTCTCGCCATTGCCTGTCTCCAGTTCCAAGCTCGTGCCTATGATGCTCTTATTCCTCCCAAAGGAGTGGTTAACTGCATGGCTGCAGGGGATGCTGAGATCATAAAGAAATCTGAGCGAGTTCAGAAGTATATGAACTACCAGCTTCTTCACAAGATGGAAGGCTTTGAAGAGGGAATGGATAAGACTCTCATGCAACTTCCCATTGTTGGAAGCGTTTTTAGAAAAACCTACTTTGATCCTGAAGAAAAAGTTGTCAGATCTGACTACATCAGCGCACAAGACTTAGTTCTTTCTTATTACACTAAAACCACCATTGAAAAATGCCCTCGGAAAACTCATATCCTCTATTTAACTCCCAATGAAGTGAATAAACGAGTTGACCAAGGAATTTTTGATGAATCAGCTTGGAACTTAGGTCCTGGCTCTCTTTCTCTATCCAAAAGAGGTGAAATAAGGGAATCGGCCGACCAAGCGTCTGGAATAAAGCCTCCTTGGGATTGGAGGGAAAATCCCCGCATTTTCTTGGAGCAACATAGAGGCTGGGATCTCAATGGAGATGGCATAGATGAACCGTTTGTAATAACTGTAGATTATGAAACAAGAAAAGTTGTCAGGATGACTGATAGGAGATTCACCGACTTCCTTGGGCGTCCTATGGTTCTTGAATATTTCACTCATTACCCTTTCATCCCTAATCCAGAAGGCTTTTATGGCTTAGGCTTCGGTATCCTTCTTTCCCGTTTAAACAATGCCGCCAATACCATTGTCAATGAGGTCATAGATGCTGGTGCTCTTGCTAATTTGCAAGGTGGCTTCATCTCTAAGCGAAGTGGCATCAAAAGAGGCTCTCTTCAGTTTAAAATGGGAGAGTTTAAAGAAATTGACACTTATGTTGATGACATCCAGAAAGCTCTTTTCACTTTCGACTTCCCAGGCCCTAACCAGACTCTCTATGCTGTCCTTGGTCTTCTCTTTGAATACAGCAAATTAGTCTCCTCAGTCTCCGAAACAATGACAGGTCAACTTCCTGCCTCAGATACACCTGCAACAACCGTTATGGCATTAATTGAGGAAGGAAGAAAAGTCTTCTCCACCATTCATAAACGCATCCATCGCTCATTTAAGAAAGAGCTCCAGAAAATCTTCAGACTAAATAGTATCTATCTGGATGAAAAAGAATACTTCTTAGTTCTCGGTGAGGGCGGGAAGCCAACTAATGAAATAGAAACAGTGGGAAAGAGAGACTTCATTAGTTCCATTAATGTCATTCCTGTTAGCGATCCTAACATAACATCCAGGGCTGAGAAAGTATTAAAGGCTCAACAAGTATATCAAACAACTCTTTCCAATCCACTAACCGCTCAAAATCCAACTGTCATCTATGAAGCAACCAAGAGATACTATGAAGCTCTTGAAATTCCCAATATCCCTGCTATTCTTCCACCTATACAACCTCCGCAGGATTTATCTCCTCAAGAGGAAAATAGTGGCTTTCTTTCAGAAAAAGCTGCCCAGGCACTTCCTAATCAGGATCATCTCGCTCACATTGCTGAACATGATTCTTTTAGAGATGGAGTGTTTGGTGGAGAGTTGACAGCAATAGGAAAAAGAATGCTTGAGAACCATCGAAGGGAACATGTATCATTCGTGTATCTTGCATCTACTCAGCAACAAGCTGCAGGTGCAAGAACTATTGAAGCTATGAGAAGAGCAGAAGGATTGTAATGGATATAGATATTAATGAATGGAAAGATTACTTTGAAAGCAAAGTTGGTGAAGCTTTCCTTGCTCGACTCAAAGAAGATGAACAATATCTTCTGGAAAATCTTTCTGGTCATTTATCTGTAGAGGACTACAGATTCGCTGATGGTATGTTAGAAGGAGTAAGAAGAGTTATGATAATCATTGATGAGTTAAAAGGAGTTAAAAAATGAAGAAAGGGATAGCATTACTACTTTTTATTTTTCTTATCCTTCTATTCCCGAGGGAATCACCTGCTCCTGAAACTACTGTTATGGGAGGTTATCAGATTTTTACTGACACAAACTGCGACCGAGCAGAATATCATCATTTTGGTATTATCTGCCAAGATATAGATGACGGGAAAGTTTACAAATGGTCTGGAGCAGCAGAAATAGAGATTACAGGATCTGCTACTGGTGATGTAGCTGGTCCTTCAGCTTCTTCTGATTCTGAATTGCCTCTATTCTCTGGTACAAGCGGAAAAACTCTTAAACGTTCTAACACTCTTACAGGTATTCCAAAGCTCACTTCAGGTGTTGTTAGTATGGCGACGGCTGATACAGACTATCTTACACCTGGCACAGCAGCTTCAACGTATGCTCCAAAAGCGAGTCCTACTTTCACAGGCACTCCTATTTTACCAACTGGCTATAAAATCTTTGATGGAGGCACTCATTACTATTTAATCAATGTTCCTACTCTTTCAGCGGATGTCAGTTTAACTTTACCTTCTTCTGCTATTAGTTCTTATGATTTAGTTTATGGTGCTTCATCGGGTCAATTAGGTTATCTTAGCTTACCTTCTGAAGGAAATGACTTCTTATGCGTCAATAGCAACCACACAGCCTTTGGTTGGTGTAATGAATTAAAAGTACAATATATTGATACAAATGTAAAAATTGCTGATGCAGCTGATACTTCAAAACAGCTTCAATTTGATATAAGCAATAATAGTTCTTCCACTCTAAGAAAAGTATATCCACCTGATATGGACTCTTACATACCTTATTATGGTTCTTCTCCAACAGTTAATACTGTAGGTCAAATAGCTGTTGATACAACCGCTAATCAAATAAAAGCTTACGGTTCAGCTCTGGCAGTATTTGACCCAAGAAGAACTGAAAATGCAACTTTTAAAACTCCTACATCTGGCGATAAAGTTAAATTCAAAAAGCCTTTTGGAATGACTGTTACAGGAGTGTCCTGCCTTGTAGATGCTGCTACAAGTGTAGTATTGGATGTTCAAGAATGTAACAGTAATGGTGGCTCGTGTGTAAGCATATTGAGTTCCACCATAACCTGTGGCACTACTAACACAACGGGGACAATATCAGATAGTTCAATTGCTGCGAACAATTATGTATTTTTTAGTGTAGGGACAGTAACAGGAACACCAGGCTTTCTCTATGTCAATTTTGATTATAAAGTTACAGGTGAATAAGATGATGATAGTATTACTTGTATTTCTTTTCAAACTTCTATTATTAACAACTCCTGCTGAAGCCATTATAACTGTAGAATTTGGAAGCTCATGCCAACTGTGGATTTCTCAAACTTCAAATTTTATTTTATTATTTCTTTTGCCTTCAATAGGTTTTTTAACGGTCAATTATGCAGCAAATTATGCAGCAAATTATGCAGCAACTGGAGCAGATTTCCAGGTAGATAATTTAAAAATTAACGATGATACGGAGCCGCAACCATGTCCATAAAGAAACTAATATTTTTGATAATATTTTTGTTTGTATTTTTAGTTATTCCTATTTTATCTCATGCTACAACCTATTATGTTTGCAATTCAGCTACTACATGTGGTTCTGGTTGGTCAACTGGAAGTGATTCTAATAATGGAACATCTAAGTCTACTCCCTTTGCTACAATCCAAAAGGCAGCAGATGTTGTAGTAGCAGGAGATACTGTTATTGTTGGTAATGGAACTTATTATGACCATAATAGCGATGGTTTTATAGTCAATCTAACCAGAGGTGGTTCATCTAATTCATGGATTACCTTTAAATCTGAAAATAAATGGGGTGCAGTTTTAGATGGTCAGAATAATACTACCAGCTATGGTTGGCTTTTCAATACAAATGCGGCATATATCAGAGTTGAAGCTTTTGAAATAAAAGGCTGTAAATGGGGCGGTTTTTGGGTTAATTCAGGTTCATCTAACCATGATATTTATATGTTTAGAAACCATATTCACAATATAGGTAATTATTATTGTGAAGATCCTAACTATGGTAGATGTGGTGCTTTCATAGGTGCAGACGTATATAATATAACTTTTGATTCTAACATATGGCATCATAACGGAAGAATTGAATGTAGCGGACAACCAAGTGCACATGACCATCATATTTACGCTTGCGGTAAAAACATTACTATAATTAACAATATTTTTTATGACTGGCCAAGTGGTTGGGCTATACAAGATGGAAATTATGGTAATGAAGATGGATGGAAAATA